GTCTTTCCGGTGTTTGTAGTCACCGCCCCAAATGCATCCGTATTTGTGAGCAAGGGCCCGAATCATCGGAACCTTGAGTGGATCAAAGGTATTGGTCTGCCCTAAGGGATGCTTGGAGGCGTTTAGATCTAGGGCCGTGCCGGATGAGTGATTGCTAAGCTTTGTAGTTTCCCCACGGATTGGCCGGTAACAATATCCCCAGTCATCAAGTGAACCCACATCAAGGGGCTCAATAAGCTCGTGAAACTCAGCAGCTAATCCAATAAGCAACGGTGCAACCGCTTCAGCGCACCGCAACTTAATTACCGTGCCCGGTACTGGATAAGACTTTATTCCAATTTCTGCGGGATCTTTAGAGGCTGGATAACCGTTGTAACTCGTTAATGTGTTGGACATTTGAGCACTCCCAACCCTTTAATTCATTGAGTAATAACTCATTATGGCCACAATCAGGCATAGGAGGTATAAACGCATCATCTATTGGATCATATGTATATCCAATGCCCGCAAAATTAAAACGCATTTTTTTGTTATATGAAGTTTTTATCCAAGTACCACCAAGATTATTTACTAACCATTGGTATCCCTCATCACCTGCTGGATCATTGTTATCACCGACAAGCACTCTAATAACTTTATTATCTTTATCTAATTCTGCCCAATGACTCATACGGGATACCTCACAATTACTACGCCTGATCCGCCAGCTGAGGTTGGGGTTGTTGTTGCATTACCACCACCGCCGCCGCCTGTGTTAGCTGTACCTGAAACTCCGTTGCTACTTGTGGTTGGGGCACCCGCACCGCCGCCGCCTGATCCGCCTGAGCCTGATGCGTTTATATTCCACAGACCACCACCACCACCGCCAGCAATAAAGCCACCAACGCCCACGCCAGTAACACTTAGCCATGTGCTAATAGACCCAATGCCTGTAACGGTATTTGTTCCTGCTCCACCTGCACCTGCTGGATAAGGTGATGTTGCCGTGCCGTTACCACCAACGCCGCCGTAACCGCCTCCTCCGCCTGATGAGGGATCACTACCGTTAGCGCCGTCTGATCCGCCGTTCTTGCCTTGTCCTGAGGTTGCTGTACCGCCGCTTAAACTACCTGAGGTACCCGATCCTGCACCGCCGCCTGATCCGCCGTTACCGCCAGCGGTCTGTGAGCTGTAACCATTACCGCCTAAGCCGCCGCCATCAGCTGAGGTAAGTGACCCAAAAGTTGAGTTACCGCCTTGTGCACCACTAGCACCGCCAGCCCCTACGGTTACTGTTTTATTACTGTTAATGCTTTGGCTTGTAAAACCTAAACAGCCACCCGCGCCGCCGCCGCCTGTTGCACCATAAATTGCAAGCTTGCCTAGTCCACCACCACCACCACCAGCGACTACTAAAATGTCAGCTGAGATAGTGCCGCCCGAAACTCCAAGCGTGCCGTTAGCTGTAAAAACTCTGTAGTTATAACCGCCTGAGGTATAAAGGGTTCCACCTGTAACAGTTGTTGCTACTTTCTTGGATGATGCCAAGATTCCTAAAATCGGACTCATTAGCTCAGGTCACCCACGATTGTAAAAGTATTGCTGCCCGTACAAATCACCGTTGCAGCTGAGTAACGGGCGCGTAGTACTGGGGCACTAGCCGTTGCACCTGTTGAGGTAATCGTCACACCTGCACCTTGCGCAAAGGATGTAAGGCCTACGCCAATACTCTGCACATTGATCTGTTGCCCTGCGCTGAATACGCTAGGCGGTATGGTCACGGTTATGGCTGCGGCGTTAGAAGTCGTGACTAGCTTGTTGAGGTCAGTAGATACCAGGGTGTAAGTAGTACCAGTTTGAGCATTAAAGTTAAGCAATAGCGATAAGTCTACGCTTCCACTAGCTGCTCCACCTGTGAGGCCTGAGGTCACGGCGGTATTGACTGCGGTGATGTCACCTACGGGCGCACCCACCCATGCGCTGCCACTGTAATATTCAAGCGCATCAGTGTCTTTTAAGTAAGAATATTGACCTTCTTGTGGTGAGGTAATTGCTGAGGCACGGGCGGCAGATGATGCAAAAACCAGGACCCCTTGCATTAGGTAGCCGTTAGTGTCGGCGGCAGTTAAAACTTCCCCCGTGGTAAATGTCTTAAAACCAAGTCCTGCTGCCATTGTTCCTCCTTAGTAACTCAACACGCTTGTGTCAAGTATTCCATAAAGTGCGCTATCTAGGATGAATCCATCAATTATGGGTTCAAGTGTCGTCATTTTAACTCGCCAAGAATTTGGAGTGATTTCCATAGACTTGCCAAATACTTGCAGGGTTTTTGTAAGCGTAGTTGACCCAGGCTGGTTTGTCGTAATAGTCACCGGGTCAAAATAATCAAGGTCAAGGGCCGCAATTATGCCGGCATTGTAATTGGCCGTGTAAAGGTCTAATTGGATTTCATCGCATCTCACCGTTGTTTCAGCCCTGGAAGCAACATAAGCCCTCGCAAAGTTGAGCGCGCTTGTTGTGTCCTGCATTAATAAATTTTGTTGGTTGTAAGAGTGTAAAAAATATTTGGCAATACTCGCTGCATCGGATGCGGTTTGAGTGGCCAAGCCCGTGGCAGTAATGTTGGCTTCATTGTAAACAAGGGTGTCATTTATTACCCAAGTAGCATTAAAATAATCAATGGCCGTTCCGTTATCGTTGAACACAACCGGTGTCGCTGCCACGCTGGATGAAGTCACGGAACGGTCTTGAAAAACAAAACTGCCGGAGGCATCAACATAGAAAGCACCAAATTCGGTTGTCTCAATTGTCTGACAAGCTTGAAGCGCGGTACGAGCCGTGCCGGGATCTGCCTGGACTGTTGTGAGTCCGGCATCTATGTCACGCATGGTTGCTGGCCAAGAAATGGCATCCAACAAATTATTGATGCGCGCACCGCTTAATTGGCCCGCGCTCGTTCCCGCCACCGTTGAAATTTGAGCATTTTGAGCCAATCGAAAAGCATCAACGGCTTGGATTGTTGTGTAAACGACATCGCCAACTGAAGATTGTGGGGTTGATGTTGAATAAGAAGTGATAAATCCACTGAAGACGGGATAAGTCACGGCTCCATAAGTGGCAGTGATTTGCACCTTACGCATTGGAGTAAGGAGCCCGTAATAAGGCCCACTTACATTCATTGGGTTGAAATCACCATTTTGGTCAACAATTCGCAATGAAAGCGTGCCTGTTTGAAATTGATCAGCTTGGGCATTTCGACCGCGCCGAGTGTTGATTGAATCTACGACATCGGACACATCAACAATGACTGCGGTTGCATCAGCCAAAACATTTGTGTCCAAAATGCCTTGATCTAAAATCATGGCTTGGGCAAAGCTTGGGCCAGTGCTGAAATTAATGAACGCGTTAATTGTTGGAATCGTCATGCTGGTAATGCCCCTGCGTAAGTTGTCAAATTACCACGGCGTGCAATTTCATTGAGTGCCATTTGAACCGCATCAACGATGGTGTTTTCATCAGCCATGGATGGGCCCGTGTTGACAATGACCGTGACCGCAGCCGCAGCCGCAGCATTGGCATCATAATTCCGATCTTTATTTTGGCCTGGATTGTAATCAATTCCAGGGATGAGCGGAGATACTGGCATGTTGGTATCCGGCGGATTTAACAAATCATAATTTCTATCAGGATTTTGGCCTGGATTGTAATCAGTGCCAGGAATCAAAGCCGGAGAGCCACCAACAAATGGTTTTGTTGCTCCGGCGTTGCCAAATCTTTCACGAGCGGCTTCAAGGCTAGAAATCCATTTGATAATACCTGTTGAAGCCAATCCTGCTGAAAGCGCAAGATATTGAAGGGCTGATGCCGCTTCTAATTCTTGTTTCAATTTATCGGCCTGAGCCTTAACTAAAGCATCATTCGCAGCTTGGGCAGTTTTGCCAGTCTCATCGAGGATAGCAATCTGAGCTCTAATTCTTGCCTTTGTTTCTTCGTCAGTAGCTTGATTCAATGCCGCGTTGAGCCCAATGCGTTCTAAATCAAACTTCTTCTTGAGCTCGTCTAAAGCCGCCTGATCCTTCTTCATTTGAGCTTCTTCTCTCGTAGCCTTGTTCTTGGCTGCAAGTGTTGCTAATTCTTCTTTTTTCTGTTGAGCCAATTTTTTATTGTATGCAACGGCAGCAGCACGCTCACCAGGGCTTTGTTGAGCGGGGCCGTATTTAG